AACTGGAAGTGCAGATTCTATTCTTGGGTCCAATCTCTGCTGCGTAAATAACTCAGCAACCACGTTGTCTGAGTTCTCTTCCATCAATGTTGGAGTCCAGTTTTCAAAATAATCTCTATACCCTCTGCTACTACGCAATTTTTTCATTGTTTCCCGAAGATCTAGGTAACGGCCTGCGGCCTCATGAATGATGACATCAACACTTTCATTAAATTGATTGTTTCTAGTCGCTCTTAAAAACCCACCCAATTTTTTAATGTCTTCACACATCTGAGCTATGTGCTTGCCGCGCTCATCATATGGATTACCTCCATCTGCTATATGTCTTGCAAATACATATCCCTCGCTAGGCTTTTTAGTAGGCAAAACAAATCGTTCACCCAATTGATTTTCAACAAATATTTGCTCTACATGTCTAAATCGTTGATCGTTTTCTTCAATAGTCTTGTTATGACGAATAAACATCTTTACAGTTGATGGCGTGGAATTACTGTAGCTTGTGTGTTTATTTCCGTAATAGCCTTCATTTAAGTTTTCATTAAATTCTCTTCTTGCCAAATACTCGTCGTATTTGTCTATTGCGTCCACTTTGAAATTTTTTATACCACTTTGTCCGATAAATTTATTTTTTATTTCCTCAAGAAATTTAGCCCATGATGACATTACTGGGTTAACTGCCTGCTTGCTGAAAAAAATTATTAATGTTGAATTGTCAATAGAAGCAATAAAGGTTCCATATTCTTTATTATTGACCTTGAATGTAAAATTAAATGCTTTTGCTAGTTGAGTGTCAACAGATTTGCCAACACCACTGGTGCTAATTGGATTAAATCCCTTAGCATCCAAAAAGTCATACAATTCTAAATTTTTAGTTTCATTTGATGGTGGCATTTTTTTATCCGATTATAGTGTATTTATCTGTTTTAAGATTAAATGTTATTGATTTGAAATGTCTGAAACACTTCTACTGTCAAACAACTGTCTTACATCACCCACTGTGTAGTAGTCTTTTCCTTTTTGTCTGAATACTGGGTTTTGCATCCACATGCGTGATCTGGTAATAGATACATCTTTTAATATACGAGAATTTGCTATTTTTCTTAGTCTAGCATCTTTAGTATGTGGGTTAATAGCTAAGATATGATCATCTGTTAACGATCTCTTGACTGCTGCTGGAAATAGTGTCATTAAATATATGTCACTTGCTTTACTGCCTGGAGGCAATTTTTTTACTTTATAGTATTTGTAAACAAAATCAAGCTGTTCAACTGCGCTCATGCTTCTTAGTAATTCGGTTGTTGTGCCTAAAAATTCCGCAGTTTTTGGCATAAATTGTATAAGACCAGTTGCTCCTATACTATTTGTTTTAGCTGGATCTAATGTACCTTTAGTTTCAAACCACATAACCTTTAATAAATCCTGAGGATGAACTTGCAACGACTGAGCAACCTGTCTTAATTTTTGTTTAAATTTGTCGCCTGTTGTCGCTGCTTGTTCAGGATAGCGATTTTGTAAATTCTGAACTTCTTGGCTAGTTGAATATTCTTGTTCGGGCGCAGTGTTATTTTGATAATATTTGTAGGCTGCTCCGCCTAAACCAACGCCAGCGGCTAGCGCTGCTGCGCCAAGTTTGCTCTTCCAATCTTCATCTAATTGATTTGAATGATTGTCAATCGTTATTTCTTTAATAAGCATCTAGTATTTATGACATTACCATTATAAATGGCATAGGCTCAAGCTCTTCACTATGATCTCTTATATGCGAGTCCAAATTTACATGATAATTCTGCAAATGTTGAAACATTCTGACTGTTAATAACAGTGCCATTACCAAATCGTCAGTTTCTCCAATTTTTGCAGCATAGCTACCACCACTTGCAACAAATGTCTTTAACTCACTAATGAGTGACTGACTCTTTATCTTTAACTTCTTGCTCTCGATAAGATTCTTTAACTTTGAACATGCACTGAGTTTTGTTTTTTGTGTGGTGTTAAATCCACGACGATATCTACGAGAGGATCCAACTGATTTTGGTTCACTTAGCATGATGCCCGGAATGTTTTCTTCACCGTATTCAGCCAACGATATTAGAGCAGCCTCTCCAATGGTATTGTTCTCCAGACTATAATACAAATCATTGGGCTGTTTAGTATGTTCAACTATTTCTTTGTTAATAGCAGCTAACAATTTGATTTGCTCGGGTATAGTAGTGCGATTGTGTGTCCATTCAGCTACTTGTTCAGTGGTGTCTGCCTCAAACACCTGTATAGCCGCCGGGTCCCCACCAGTACCAAGACTAGGATCAAGTGACACTACATACACATGATCTCTACTGGGTTTTTTGAACCAACGAATTTGTCCAGTTTTGTAGAGAGGATCAGACGCTTCTAAGCTTGACAGAGTAATGCTGTCTATCAATGTTTCCTCGTCAATTATAAATTCACATTGATGTTCGCGACGAAATCTCTCTTCTCCAATCTTACTGCGTTCTTCATCCGCCCAAGTTTGATCGCGATCTGGATGTTCATTCCATAATGCCATGAAGGGACTGAATCCATTTTTTCCAACTGCGGTTTGATTACCATATGAGTCAACCTTCTTGTTTGCATCTTTCCATATCTGTGCAAACTGATCTTCATCGCTGTTTGGAGTAGAAGTGATAATACATTTACCGCCAGTAGCTAGTGTTGGAGATATAGATGTCCAGAATTCTTTCGCTATAGTAGGTCTCAAAAATGCAAATTCGTCCAAATATAGTATCGAAAGTGCCATTCCTCTGCCGGTCTTTTCTGTAGTTGCACGAGCTACTATACGACTTTTGTTTTCTAGATCCAAATTTCCTTTATTATAAGATTCTACCCCAGGTTTTAACCATACGGGACACATTTCATATGCATACCGGATACGATCCATTATTTCTTGTGCACCGCTATATTGATGTGCCGCTATAAGTATGGTTTTATCAAAATTAAACATTGCATACCATAACAAGTAACCAGCAGCACTTGTGGTTTTACCCAATTGTCTGCCGGTTAAATTGATGGAAAATCTATTTGAATGCATATTCTTTATCAAATTGATCTGATAAGGAAAAGGTTTGTACAACATTTGCCCTTTTATAGGATGCTGAATATAAAAATAATTCATCATAAAATATTCATATCCTGTTACAGGATCAGCACATTTAATGACTTCCCTAATTTGATCTTCTGTTAGTGGAATATATTTACCGGGCGACCTAACTAATACATTATCACTCATAATATTCTCCATCCATAATACGGTTTTCTTTTTTGCCATTTATTAGATCGGAGACACCAGATTGTTTCAATGAATACTTTTTAGTAAAGTTATTATCTTGCGAACTCATATCGGACGCTCACCTGTAAGATATGGCTTGCTAAACCATAACTTAAACCACTCGTCAGTTCCAGGTCTGATATTTTTCTCACGCATAATGCGAGATTTTTCAGCAGCAGTAATACTAATATTGCTACCTTCAGTTGATACTGTAGTTGACGGTTTAATTCCGGCTATTACTCGCCAGCGATCCAATTCGTCCATATACTATTACTTATAACCCTTGAATGGCTGAACGGGACTTTTTTTGACTACATCCGGAGATTCTTCGCTCTTAGTAGTACTTATTCTCTTTTTACCAGACATGCCCATTGTTTTTAAGGCGTCATCAATATATGTTTCTACATCCAGACCGTAGCTAACTACTATCTCATTTTCTCCCCAAGCACTTTCACGTTTGTAGAGTGGAACATTGTCTTTTTCACGCTGCTTTGCACCCTTGGCACCAGCCATTGCAACTCCAAATCTATATTGAAGATAGGGATCTTGATTTTTTAACCCTGGAATAGTATATGTAGCAGGCAATGCTAGTGCAACATCTTGTTGTATGCTTCCTGTTCGGCCTTCATTGATAAATTCGCGGGCTCTCATAATTTTATTATTCAAAAATCTTTATACAATGTTAATTACATTTCCCATTCCACTATGGAAAGAGCATTGATAATATAAAGTACTAGGAGCATTCATTGGTACTGTAAAAGTTTGCGTTCCTGTTTGTGATCCAGAAACTCCAGATGTGTAGGCAGCACCACCGTTACTAACTCTAATTACAAGAGGATGACTACCTCCGGTTGTATTAATAAATTTATAAGTAAATCCTCTATATAGATATAGTATAGGATTTTCAGTATTGTCTGTTTCTATGCCTGGTCCAGAAAACACATATGAACTGAAGCCGCTTGCAGAAATTGACCAAGATAAATATCCCGGGTAAGCAGTAGTTTGAGTAGTTCCGTCAGCAAATTCTACGCCAGTAATGCCGTATACATAACTTGTAGCACTGCTGTCAAATGTAATATCGCCGCCTGCGGGCAATGTTATATTGCCATCCGTGCCAAATTTGTATTGTTTAGTATCTGCTTCAATTACTAAATTAGTAGCTGTTGTAGATATAGTTGTATTGCTGTTTTCAGCACCATACTCAACTGTAAACACAGTGCCAGAATTTGGTCTAGCTATATTCAAACCAAACCAACTGTTAAAGTTCCAATATGTTGCATCTTCGCTGACTAAACTACTAGCACCTTGACCGCCCGGTGCTTGTGTGCCTGCTGCCACAGAACCCGCATCACTGCCAGTCCATTTCAATACGAAATTAGGATCCGCAAATGGAATTACCAACTGTGGGTTATCCGCTTTTAAAATTCTAAATGTAAATGGATTAGCAGTAGAGTCTGCCACGGTTCCTGTAACTGTTTCTGTTGTAGTAGTAACTGGATTGTTTAATATAATATTTCCTGGAGCAGTTAAGTCACCATCTGTGCCAAAACGCCATACCTGTTGATCGCCGCCATTGTTATCATTGGCACCAATCTCAACACCATATGCCGGAGCTCCGCCGTATGCGGTTGGGCGTTGAAGAACATAGTTGTAGTCGTCACCAAAGTACAAGTCTGTGCCATTATCACCAGCAGATCGCATGATATGTAAGTGAGTTGGGCCACCAGGTTCTGGTAGAGCGCCAAACTCTAATCCGCCACGAGCAGTGTTCATAGTAACAACACCATCAGTGCCTACGCTAACTGAATATGTCGGTCCTTCTGGACTTGTGTTTGTTATTTCGTTTGTTGGTACTCCTTGACTATAACCTTGACTTTGTACCCAGCTTTCTGTAGCATAACCTGTTAGAACTGGAATAGCTGGTTTGTTAGACAAATCATTGTAACTACCACTTGTTGCCACTGTGGCAAAACTTGGCTTGTCAGTTACTGCGGTCCAACCAACAGTTGTTAAGAATCCACTGTCGTTGGATAATTGACTGGTCTGTGTTGGTATAGTTGGCTTGTTTATTAAATCATTATAATCGCCACTTACGCCTGCGGTTGACACTGTGGGAATAGTTGGCTTATTTGTTAAGTCAGTATAATTGCCACTGAATAATGCTGGCTTATCAGTTAAATCTGCATAAGCACCTGAAAATAATGCTGGTCTATCTATTAAGTCGTTATAACTACCACTTGTACCCGCTGTTGATACAGTTGGTATACTTGGCTTGTCAGTTAAATCATTATAAGAAGTAACTCCGGGCGGGGATTCCCAACTTAAAGTTGTGCCGCTATAGTATAAGTATCCAGGTAAATTTACTGATACTTCCGGAACATCTAAATCAAAGATACTAGTTGGTATACTTGGCTTGTCAGTTAAATCATTATAAGAAGTAACACCGCCGCCGAGTTCGCCAGTAGAACTTATTACACCCTGACCATTGATAACAATAGTTGTTCCATCTACTTTTACTCCACCTAATATTGTAGTACTAGCAGTAGGTAATCTATATTGATTAGAGTCGCTTAGTGTGTATAATTCACTGAAATTGTTGTTGATCTTTTGAAAAGCAGTGCGTAACGGGTCACCCTGTCTGTCATTAGCCTGTGTTCCAATGTTTATCGTCTGCTGTGCCATAAATTATCCAATACATACTATTTATCACGCACATAAAAAATAGGCTACTATATTTCTATAGCAACCTATTAGTCTTCCCATCCCGATTGTGAAGATATTGTATTTAGTCCAAATTGCTTGATTTAGACGCTTACGCCCTATATATTATAGAAGGGCGATACATCAATGCGAAACAAAATACTAGAATTAATACAAGCTAATCCAAAACACTACAGTGTTTTAATTAAAAAAAATGTTGAAATGCACGACTGGGTTAACAAAAATAGCCGTGTAATTTCGGAGCATTTTCCTACCATGATTTACAGTGCTGTATATGATGTTAGCCCAATATGTGAACACGGACAAATCAAAAAACTATCTCGCTGGTCTTCTGGACTTTCTAATTGCGGGCCAGCCAAGAATTGTCAGTGTACCAAATCAAGTATTGCAACTAATGTAAGTATTTCCAAAAAAGAATATACAGCAGAAAAACGAGAAGAAATAGAAAAAAGAAGAACAGCAACTATGCTTGAACTATATGGTGTTCAATATAACAGTCAGCGAACAGAAGTTAAAACAGTATTAAGCAAATCAAAACTAAAGTTAGAACAAATTAATTTATTGGGTGATAGAGAGTGGGTTGAAAAACAATATGTAGAATTAAAAAGAAGTTCAGTTGACATAGCAAAAGAACTTGGATGCCATGACAGTTCTGTAAGACGATATGTATCTTTACATAATTTTGATGTAAGAAACTATAGTCAAAGAAGTCAATGGGAATTAAAGATATGTAAATGGTTAGATGAACAGAACATATATTATATCCACTGTGATCGTTCAGTGCTTGATGGACAAGAAATAGACATTTATATACCAGATCATAAATTGGCAATAGAAGTAAATGGCTTACTATATCATAGTTATAATCCATTTTCTTTTCACATAACTAGAATTCAAAGTGACGACAAGAAAAAAGAACAATCTTCGCGACACTTGAACAAAACAGTACTAGCAGAAAAAAAGAATGTTCAACTACTACAATTTACCGATAATCAATTAAGTGAGCAATCTGATATAGTGTTCAATATTATTGCCAGTAAATTAAGGCTGCATAAAAAAATTGGCGCAAGAAAATGCGAATTGCGAGTAGTTAGCTCAGACGAACAAAAACAATTTTTCAATAGAACGCATGTTCAAGGATATATACCCGGTAGCATTGCCTACGGTTTATACTACGAAAATAATCTAATACAGTGCGTAAGTGTTGGGAAAAATAGATATAGAAAAAATGAATTGGAAATATTAAGATTTTCATCTGAGTTAAGCTTAACAGTAGTCGGCGGGTTGAGCAAAATAATGAATCGTATATCAAACGATTTTCCCAACGAAATTATCACATCCTATTGTGACAGAAATATAAGCGTTGGCTCTGGTTATGTATCTGCTGGATTTGAAATCGTAGGATACACTAAACCAGGTTACTTTTGGACTGACGGGCGAACTCCAATTAGCAGATATAAAACACAAAAAAATAAACTAAAACAGTGGCTCAATGGATTTAATCCATCAGATAGCGAGACAGTAAATATGTTTCGTGCAGGATATCTTAGATACTGGAATACTGGGAATATAATTCTAAAATATAAAAAGAAATAAAAAAGGACACCGAAGTGTCCTTTGTGTGTGACGGTCCAAAAAATTTATTGGAAAGTTACATTCTGGATGTTTATTTCCCCAACGTAGTCCGCGGCATTGCCGAAACTACTTGCAGTATTTGTCAATTCGACGTAGCCGTAACGAGTCATGAAGCTGACTACTGGCTCAAATGTTGCTGGATCTAGAACAACACCACTGCTCATCAATGGGATGTATGGGCAGTAGAACGCGGCGGCATCAGTTTCGCTAGAACCCTTATAGCCAACTAGAACTGGAGTTCCTGTTGGAGCGTAGGAGTCAACGAATACACGCATAGCGTTGTTTAGTGTACCAACTAGCTTGGTGTTTGTTGGAGCTTCAAATGTTCCTTCTGTTGTACGAGCGAATGCTGAAGTTGTAGCACTCTGTAGAACAGTTAGAGCCTCGGAAGAAACAACAGTCCAGTTACCTGCGCCACGGCGTGTACGCTGAGCGATTAGGTTAGCAACACGATTGATTAGAACAGCTAGAGCAGCGTGTTCGTCACCAACGAATGTGGCTGTACCGGAAACAGTAGCCTGGTTGTATGTGAACTCAGTAGCGGCAAGACTGCGTAGTGATAGGAGGATTTCCTGATCAATTTCAGCAGTGATTTCTTGTGCTAGAGCGGCCATGATTTCAGCCTCAACGTCAATGCCGTGCTGGCTTTGAGCGTCTTGAGCGGCTTCAAATGTCCAACGAGCCTGGAGCTTGCGACTCTTGGCTTCTACGGCCTGACGTAGAATTTGAACACTGATTTGCTTACCACCATTGCCTTCGAGACTTGCTGTATCAGCAGCAGTGTAGGCATTTGTAGATGATGCACCACTGGCTGTACGAGAGTAAGCCTGAGCAATCTTAAATGGTGATAGTGCTTCTTCACCGGCTGTTACACTAGTAGCAGCACCACTGTTGTCTGTTAGACTGTTAGCATAACGGACACGTAGTGTGTGAATTTGACCAACTGGACCGGTCATTGGCTGAACGCCTACCAATTCGTTAGCGATAACGGTTGGCATAACACGACGAATAACTGGTAGAATAACGCGATTTAGGGTAGCGATATTACCAGCTACAGTTGTACCAGCAG